ATACTATGGCTATGGGTGGAGAAGATTGCATGAGCAGAGGGTGGCCTAACAATGTTAGGTCGTTCCGAAATAATAATAAGTCATGCCTAAAAAACTTGACTTAGACATTATTCTGTGTTATAATATAGTATATATTAAATAAAGTTATGTATCAATATTTCATAAGTGGTAAAAACAACCTAACAATGTTAGGTGTAGCAGAGTAGAGGTAGTAGGTTTAATCACACAGCAACGAAGTCTTATTTAACTAGGAGAAATACAGCATGGCTGAAATACAATTTGGTAATACCGTTACATTGAAGCAAGCATGTAACATCATTCTTTCAACCCCAATGAATCGCTACTTTTTGCGTGGCGAACCGGGGATTGGTAAGTCGTCTATCCTTAAGACGCTATCAGCAAGTCTACCCGACCACGAAGTATCTTATATTGATGTGCCTAACATGGACTTGGGCGATATTGCTATGCCCGTCATTGATAGGGAGACTAAGACTACGGCCTACTACCCTAACAGTAGATTTAAAATGCATCTCGGTAAACCCGTCATAACAATGTTAGATGAGTTCACTAAAGGTGCAGACCCAATTAAGAACATGCTACATCCGATGCTAGAAGTCAAGCCACGGCTAGGCGATAACTTCTTACACCCAGCTAGTATTACTTTCCTAACAGGTAATCTATCAAGCGATGGCGTGGGCGATAGCCTAAAGGCACACAGTTGGAATCGTCTTATCCCATTACATGTAAGAAAGCCTGATGCCGAGGAGTGGATTGAGTGGGCGATTGAGAATGATATCGCACCTGAGATTATTGCATGGGTAAGACAATTCCCACATGCATTGGCTAGTTATCTTGATGCAGACCAAGCGAACAACCCTTACATCTTCAACCCAAAGAAGATGCAGATGGCATTTGTTTCACCTCGCTCACTAGAGAGAGCATCTAACATTGTTAGGGCAAGAGCAAAGCTAGATACGGATAGCTTGATATGTGCAATGTCAGGAGCTATTGGCGAATCAGCATCTAGGGATATGCAAGCATACATAGAGTTCTCAGACCAGCTTCCTACATGGGACTCAGTAATTGCCAACCCTAAGAATGCTTTAGTCCCCGATAGTGCCGGTGCATGTGCAATTATTGTGTTCGGTGCAATTAGTAAAGTAGATAAGCAGACTATGCCTAAGTTCATGGATTACATTGAAAGATTCCAACCCGAGTGGCAAGCATGCTTTGCAATCAACATTGCGAAGTCTACAAGTAAGCAAGCTATTGCATTCAGTTCACCTAAGTTTGCTGATTGGGTGCAACGCAACGAAGACTTGCTATGAGTAAGGAAAAGCTAGAGTTAAAAACTGATGTGTTGCTTACCCCTATTGGAATATCCCGAGAGGGTGTAAGACAGATTCAGGATAAGGCCTTACGCAAAGCGAGGAAGTATTTACGTAGTCGTGGTTTAAAAGCAGAAGATGTATTAGATACCTTAAGGAGAACTAACAATGTTAGGTAATAGCGAAATAGTAGTAAAGGATAGAGAGGAACGCAGGTTGAGCAAGGTAAAGATTGCAATCATGCGTAACCCTAAGTATGCGTTATGGTCGGGCTTGATGACTGTCGGTAAGAGTAGCGTAGTAGATGACATAGATACTGCAAGCACTAACGGTCGTGACGAGAAGTATGGTCGTGAGTTTGTTAAGAGTTTGGATGACAAAGAGTTGGCCTTTGTAGTGTTGCATGAGACATTGCACAAAGCGTATCGACATTTGTTTATATGGAAGAAGTTGCATGATGAGAACCATAGCCTAGCTAACAAAGCGTGTGACTATGTAATCAATCTTGAACTTAAAGATATGGATAAGGATGAGTTAGTAATAGCAATGCCTAAGCGTAACAACAAACCGATAGGTTTGATTGATGAACGGTTCAGAGGTATGAATACCAAGCAAGTCTTTGACCTACTCAAAGAGGAGAAGAAGGGTAAGGGTGGCAAGGCTGACGGTGATGGCGATGGAGATGGTGAAGAAGATGAAGATGGTGATGGCGAAGGTGGAGGGTTCGATGACCATGATTGGGATGGTGCTAAGGAATTATCCGAAGATACCAAGAAGGAATTGGAACGAGACATTGACCAAGCAATTCGCCAAGGTTTGATTGCTGAGAAGAAGATTGGTAATGGTAAGGGTGGACTGAGCCGAGAACTAGAGGAGATGCTTGAGCCTAAGGTTGATTGGCGGGAGATGCTTAAGGAGTTTGTGAAGGCTACATGTAACGCAAAAGATGCAAGCAGTTGGAGACGAGTAAACCGTAGATTTCTAAGCGGTGATGTATATATGCCTAGCCTAATAGGTGAAAAGGTAGGGCATCTTGTTATTGGTATTGATACAAGTGGTTCAGTTGGTAGCCGAGAGTTAGCTGAGTTTCTAGCTGAGGTGCAAGGTATTGCCCAAGAGGTTCACCCTGAGATGGTTGATTTGATTTATTGGGATAGCGAAGTAGCCGGACATGAGCAGTATAGCTATTCGGAAGTGCCTAACATTGTTAGGTCGACTAAGCCTCAGGGTGGTGGAGGAACAGACCCTTGTTGTGTTATGCATTATCTAAAAGAGAATGCTATAAGACCCGAAGCAATTATTATGCTGACGGATGGATATGTAGGTGATTGGGGGGATGAATGGGATGCACCGATTCTATGGGCTATTGTTGGAGGCAACACAAGTTATGCCTCCGTTGGTAAAACAATTCATATTAAGGACTAATACTATGAGCAAAGTAATCGTAGCAGTTGGGTATAAGCAGTTTGTAGTGGATGCTGAGATAGGAGTAAAGCTATTGGACTTGTTGTGTGACGCTGAGATTTACGAGGACAAGTATCAAGGTAGTGGTAAGGAGAATACGCATCATATCTATGCTAACGAAGGACACAGTAGTGCGTTCGGTGTAAGTGTAGATATGAAGCTGATACCTAATAAGTTTTATCAAATGGCGAAGTTAGCCGGTAAACCAACAAGGGATTAATTATATGACTGAGTTAGAAAAACGATTGTGGATGTGCTTATTGCAGTTGGCTGAACAGGCTGATGAGGACTGCCCTCAACATCATAGGACTACGCATTTCAACGAAGCGTTAAGAGATGCTAATTATTTGATTAATGAGATGTGGGCTTTGTCCAAAAAATTAAACGAGGAGGAAGTATGAGTATTTCATCTAGTGCAGTATTAGTAGAGTTGAACATTAGTGTTTGGACTGCTAACAAGTTGGACAAGGGTGCGACCGATAGTGTGCTTGCGAGTAATAGTGCAAGTAGTGGGTCGGCACAGGTGCGTAAGAATCTAATGGCTGGAACTAACAAGCGTAAAAATATATCTGACTACGCTGCTAAGGCTAGGCTATACCATAATCAGACTACGCTATCGTGGTCGGACAAAGGTGCTAGGCTACTACCCACTAGCTTGTTCTTAGACTATAAGCAGAACATGAATGCGTATCAGAGCAACATGACTACCATGATTGATGATTTCTATGCAAACTATGCAGACCTCATAGACCTAGCTAAGCATCATATGGGTGACTTGTTCAACCCTTATGACTATCCAAGTATAGAGGAGTTGCGTAGCAAGTTCGGATTCCGATTGGTATTCAGTCCATTGCCTGAGGGTGGGGATTTCCGTTTGGATATTCCTAAGGCTGACATGGATGAGTTGGGCGAGCAGTATGAGTCGGCATTCAAAGACAGACTTAAAGATGCGATGCGTGAGCCATGGGAGAAGTTGCATAAATCCCTTACTCATATTTCAGAAAAACTAACGGAGGAAGATGGCGATGATGTTGATGAGAAAACCAAGAAGCGTTACCACGATACGCTTATCACGAACGCTCAGGATTTGTGTGGGTTACTCACGCATCTAAACATAACCAAAGACCCTAAGCTAGAGGAGGCAAGACGCTCCCTTGAACTAACAATGTTAGGTGTTGACATTGATGCTATCAAGGAAAGTGTTGATGTGCGTAGTAGCGTAAAGGCAAAGGTTGATGACATTCTTAAGAAGTTTGATTGGTAATTTTACGGAGAGTATATATGACATACGCAAATATAGAATTGAAAGAGCATGACAAGTTTAACGAAGGTAAGAAGCTTTCTATTATCGACCCCGTTATGAAAGAGTTAGTTGAGAAGCTGGCACTAAAGTATCCACTATGGACTTTTGTAGAAGCTAACATGACGGCTAATCATTCGACTAAGAACTACGAAGCCTATAGATTCAAAGTTATGGATAAGAGAGAAGTGCTAGGTGAACTTGATAAGGATTGGCACAGGGATGGGTTTAAGTATTGCATAGTGAACCAACGTATTAACGATATACGAGAGCGTGGTCGAGGTATGAAGACTATACATCTTGATAAGGCACTTAAGTATGTTGCTAAATACTTTGGTAAGAAAACTATGACCGAGCAGTTGGCAGAGGCAGAACAAAAGACTAAAGAATCTTTATCAAGTGTAGTGCGTGAACGAGAGTTTGATTTATCACATGCATGGAATAAGTTAGAAAAACCTTTGATGCGTTTTGTGGGAGCTAACTATGAAGCGTTTATCCTTAGTGTAGTAGAAGGAGGTGATGCTAAACCGGCTAATGCTCACTATGTTGACGACTTACCTATTAATTTAGAAGCAATGAGTGTTGCAAATAAACTAAAAGAACAATTTAATAACAGAGAAACCTATATTGTGTTTATAAATGGTGTACACTACTCCGTAAAGAAAGGGGATACACCCTTAGAAATAAAGTCGAGCGAAGAATTGCCTGACTTTGTACGTAGAGCCGTGGGGTTACTTAAGTTAGTAGAAGATGGGACTCTTATACCCAATGCCGGTATTAGAGTAAACGAATCTATTTTCTTGGTAGCACCTAACAATGTTAGCCAAGAGGGAGAAATATGAGAACAGAAAAAGCAACGCTACTAGCAGACCTTAAGTCCACATTCAAGTGGACAGGTGGAGCAGATGTATTGAAGACATGGAAGAAACATGGGTTCGTTCCACCTAGTGAGCATAGAGAAGATTATCTATTTAAGTTAAACAGAGATGCAAACACACCAACCGAGAGAGGAGTATATGAATGAAGTAAAGAAAGGTAGGGGGGTAGGTAAGATACCGGCAATGGTTTATATATCCCTTAGAGTTAGCAGAGAAGTGGCAGATTATTTCGCAGCGATGCCTAATAAAAGTAATGCAATTAGAGCCGTATTAAACAAACATGTTAAGAGCCAAGGAGAAACACATGCAGAAGAAACTAAGTAAAACATCAAAGATTATCTCATATATGCAGAAGCAACCAAAAGCTACACCTAAAGAAATAGCTGATGCGTTAGGTATTGCACCTGCTATGGTGTATCAAGTTAGGCATAACAAGAAACACAATCTTGTAACTAAGATGGCAAAGCTACCTATGACTGCTTTGACAGGGGTAGAGGCAAGTAAGTTAGTAGAGAGGGTACATAACATATCCGTAGGTAGAGTAGCTAAGAAAAAAGTAACGGCAGAAATGCTAAAAGATTTAGTAGCTGACCTTAAAGCTAAACAAGACCAAGACCCAAGGATGCCTAGGTTTGAGGAAGCACCTCCTAAGGCAGATATGGTTAATCACCCTCCACATTACAAGGCCGGTGGTATAGAAGTAATAGACTATATAGAGTCTAAAGAGTTAGGGTATCACCTAGGTAATGTTATTAAATATATCAGTCGTGCCGGACTAAAAGATGGTAAGGTTATGGAAGACTTACAGAAAGCCCAATGGTATCTAAATAGGGCTATCGAGTTCCATAATAAATACCATGGTTCTACGACCTCATGGTCGTTGTCCACGACCT